CCTATCAAGGTTTTCTTTGGACGCACGTGCTGCATCTTTCGTAAGCGTCTGACGGACGCTAAAAAGCAAGCGGCTGACGCTGTTCGAAAACCGCATATTGGAAACTTGCAACGACTTAAGAAAACGCATAAATGCTTCTGGCGTCTTACGCGTAATGGCACGGGGCTCAAGCTCTTTCTCACCAAACAAATCCATCTGCGCACCACCAACTTCTGGGGCAGGCGCTTCAGCTTTAATAGCTTCTTGGATCTGTGGCAACAACTCAGCCGTATTCTGCGCACCGGGGCGTTTGGCACGGCGTGTTATGTCTGCACTTGGTTTGAACGGAAGATCTGTACCCTTCAGGATTCTGTCCGCCTGTTCAAGCACTAAATCAACCAACGCTTCACTGGGCTTGTCCATACGCTCAAACGTATCGAACGCAGACTCAACCGCAGGCAGTAGTTCTCCCATAGCGCGAACGCGCTCAATCTTTAACTCTGCCTGTTCAATCTTTCTGCGTACTCGACCAATGTCACTTACCTTCTCTTCTTTTTCATCACGCGTAACAACCACGCGACTCTTAGTTGGTTCACCTTCAGCAGCAGGTGCAAGTTTGTAGCCGGGAAATTCCGTTTTTAAAATCTGTGGTGCAGCCACGCGCTCAGGGCGCATGTATTCCTGGCGTACTTCGTTAAGCCCTTCTTGCAACAATTCAGCAGCACGCCCAGGAGCACCAAATGGGCGTTCCCCCAAAGGACGCGTGTCCGACGGACGACGTAAAACTTCAACAACGCGAACTTTCAATGGCTCAGTTAAACGCTGTAAAAACGTATTTGTTATCTGCCTAGTCTGTCCGTACAACGCGTCAAGTTGTTTCTGTAACTGCGCCTTGTTATTTGCGTTGGGTTCTTTGGCAATACGGTTCGATAGCTCAAGTTCTTTATCAGCGTTTGTCTTAATACGGTTTTGAAGTTGCGTTAAAACCTGCACATCACGCGGAGCAAACTCACGCTTCTTCTCAACAACTTGATCAAGTCCGTCTCTAACTTCTTTAGCAGACAATGCCTGCGAACGCGTTATGTATTCTTGCAACAACCCGTCAAGTCGCGCTCTAACAGCAAGCTCTTCGTCTTTATTCAGTCCAACTTGTTTATTGTCGGCGCGAGACTGTGCAATTTCTTGCAGCACCGTATTGACGTAATCGCCTTTAAGGGCAGTTGCTTTCTTCTGTAAAGATGCAGCTAATGAAGAAGCCTCTGCGGTTTCTCCTGTAACGCCAAAATATCGGCGCTTTCTCAAATCATCAACTGTACTTTCAAGATCAAGAAATACTTCATCCCGCTTAGTGGCAAAGTCAGGCGCAGCCGCAGCTTGATCACGACGTAATTCAGCAATCTGTGCGTCAAGTGTGGCTATCGTTGCTGAGTCTCTGGCCTGTACAGCTTTTTCACGTTGGGCTTGAAGATCTTGAATCTGTCTGGTGAATTTAGAGCGGTCTTCAAGGGCAAGTTCGCCTTGCGCTTGTACCGTAGGCTTAGGCTGTTGCCCTTCAATCTTTTGAAGAATTTGATCAACAAGCGCTTCATCGTACTGCCCAACTTGCGTCTGCTCCGCAGCTTGTGTAAGCGCGTCGTATGCGTCTGCAAAAGGCATCTGCATGTCCATAGGAATCTGAGTTTTAGCAAGGCGTTCCTTACCTTTCTCAGCTTGCTTGGCAATACTGGCAATTAGCTTATCGTACTCAGCTTTTTCTTTGGCGTCTTTGCGCTCAGCCGCAGCCACACTACGCTGATATGCTTCACGTAAGGATTCTTGTAGCTCACGTACGCGCTTTTCTTCTGCGGCGCGTAGCTTGTTTACCTCTGTATCGTAACCGGGGCCAACCTGCGCTTCGATGTCTACTTCAGTGGGCACAAATTTGCCGGGAACAACATTACCAAACTCATCAACAACAGGTGCGCCTTTGGCTTCCTGCTCCATCTGACGCTCTGCCAACAATGCACTAACAGGACGTGCCGGTACTACTGACCGGATCTCGTCGTTAATTTCTTTAAGCCGTTTACCAATATCTTTACGACGATCCTGCGCTTCTAACTTTTGTGTTGGATCAAGCGTTTTATCTTTTAACAAGTCGTTAAGCTGACGTATCTCATCCTTGAGCTGAACCTGTTCTTGATTCAACTGCTGCATATATTCGGGAGAACGCTTGCGAGCTTCTTCTGCTGCCTGACGCTGCTGATCCTCTGCTGCTTGACGTTGTTGCTCTTCTGCGCGTTTAGCTGCATCTTCCGTTTCAACTTGTGTACGCGCCGCGCCGCGCTCACCTACTCGTGCAGCCCCACCAAATACAGGAGCGCTGAGTGCTGTCTTATATGCCGTATCACCGTACTCTTTGAGCGCGTCGTCTGATGTTAGGGGGAGACCTGCCTGTAACCGCTCAAGCATAGCCTGCGTAACTTCAGTCGGAACTTCAACGGCTGTAGCACGCGCTGCCCCCGTAGCGAGGGTGCGCTTTAAACTCTGTTCAGCAAGTGCACGGCCTGCTGTGCTATCAAGTGCTTTTTCAACAGGTCTGCCGATGAGTTTACCAACAAGTTGTTTGCCCAAAACAAACGAACCTGCCGCAGTCTCAAGCCCTGCTTGTGCAGTTGCTGCCGCAGCCGCTGATGCGGCGTCAATCGTTTTGCCTTCGGAAGCTTGCCGTGAAAGGTTAGCCCCGAACTGCTGAAGAAAAGAAGGCGCGAAGGCACCCGCAGCCCCACCAACTGCGGCACCTATTCCTGCTCCAACGGGACCAAAGACTGCCCCCGCTGCCGCGCCCAAACGTGCGCCACCAAACGCACCACCCAGAGAAACCCCAATCTGAGGAGCCTGCTCAGCAATAGCCCTCGGTGCTTGAACCCCAAACACCTCTTTAGCCCCACCAAGCAGCCCCTCTTGTTCATACCGTTTGCGTAACTGCTCAAGCCCAACCTCGTCTGCATAACGAGAAGCTATGCTGCGTTCACGAAGCGCTGCATCCTTTGCAGCCTGTTCAGCATCAAACAGTCCAGCTATACCCGTGCGTAAACTTGACAGTGTTGACTCAACGCCTTTACCTAATGCGCCTGTAATGCCCCCACTTCTGGGGTAAAGGTCAGGAAACTTTTCACGCAGAATAGTTTCTGCTTCTTCCCGTGGCGTTGAGTCAGAAAACTTTGCCCGTCTTCCATCTGGCATGGGTAGGAAATACGCCATTCGCTTTATCCTTTACCACCAGTAAAATCAACTACGTCTTCACCACTTCCCTCGCTTCGCGCTTTCCACTGCTCAAAGGTAGGACGTGGACCTTTCAAGTTTGTATCCCAAGTACGCATCTCACTATCATACGATCTGCGAAGCTGCGAGTCAGTTATTGCTCCTGTGTTTCTAGCAGGCTGTCTTAAGGACATTGCAGATAGCATATCTTTTGCAGCTTCAATACGCTTGGAATCGCCAGAGTTAAACGCCGCCAACAACTGATTGTAGAAGCTAACTTCTCTGGGCTGCAAGCTTGCCTTAAGGCGTTCAAGCCGCTCTTTAGTCTCGTAATCAAGCTGTGCAGTCACTGCCTTCTCAGCAATAGCGCGTTCAATCGCTTGCTGTGCATCTTCTCTTTGTAGCAACGAGGCAATGCCTTCTTTCTTAACCCCAAGCCCCTGCAACCTGCGCGTTGTAGCTTTATCCAAGAGTGATTGCGCCCTGTCTTCTGCCGCTTGAGCCTCTGCCCGTTGCCCACGTTTTTCAAGCATGTCGGCTTTAGCAGACTCTTCTTGGGCTCGCGCTATGTACAGCGCAGCTTCCTTATCAGCATCTCTATACCGCCCACGCTCCGCAGTAACGCCTCTAGCAGCGCCTGCTAACACGTCAGCAAAAGACGCTCTACCAGACGGCAGCGCTGAGGCAATACCTTCAAACATTCCGGGCTTTCTACCGCGTAGAGCGTCTGCAATAGCTTGCTGCCTTGTTTCACGTCCTTTAGTGTACTCCCCATACTCAGCCTGCATCGCATCAGTTACTTTTTTACGCGCTGCTTCTTTTTGTGCATCCGACAAGTTTGATTTATCGATAGCTTCGTATTGCTCTTCTAAGTTACGCTGTATGTCACCTACAAGTCTTTCCTGTTTATCGGACTCACCACGCACAGAAGCTAAGCCTCTACGCATACGCCCCTCAATATCAAGCCCCGCTACACCAGAAGGAGTATTTGTTTTGCCAGAATCTCTTCGACCAGTGTCTTCTTTCTTTTCCTCTTTTGGTGGCGTGTCTTTTAAGTATGCTTCTCGACGTAACGCAGCTTGTTTTTGAAGCCCCTCCCCAAGCCTCTTGCCAAACATCATCAACATTTCTTTTTGTTCGTCGCTTACTTCTCTGCTTGGCGCTGACGGATCGAATCGAGGAAGCTTTGAAGCATCAATTCTACGCACTACGCTTTCGTCATCTTCCCCACTGTAGCCTTTGACTCTGCCCCCACCACTAAACACAATACCGCCATCCATAGCGTTAAACGTATCCAGCGGCAGCGAACCTATACCAGTAGTATCCCGTGCCTGCATGTCCTGCGCTTTTTTAGCCATGAGTGCGCCGAGCACACCAAGCTGTTGTTCTTTTTGCTGTATCTGTTGCCCCATCGCAGCAAGCTGTTGGGCTTTCTGCTGTAACTCCATATCCTTCTGCTGAAAGATGGTTGGACTGTTTGCGGGATTGTTTTGCATAGCTTGTTGACGTTGTGCAGCTTGCCGTTGCATACCACGTGCGTTTAATTCCTGTGCTGCTTGACCCGTTGGCCCCGGTTGTACTTGCCCTGTGGGTTGTGGAGGGCGTCCTGCTGCATACTGCTGCAACCTTGAGTCGGGAAATTTTGCAACATCTTGCAAAGCATTAGCAACGCCGCTAGGGGAAAGAGGTGTATACGCCATGACTGTTTTCCTTTAACTTCCGGGAAAAAGAACACCGTAACTTGCAAGCAGTGCTTTCAACGCATCCCCGGACGGACTAACTCCGGTGTCTCCAGCTTTAACTGGCAGGCCAGAAAGGATTTGACTCTGATACATAAGTTCACGGTAAGGATCAAGGTAAGTATCTCGCCCTTGTTGATACTCAAATGTACGTTGTGCTTCAGCAGCACGTTGCGCTGAATCAAGTTCTCTAAGTGCCTGTTCCGCAGCAAACTGATCGCCTCTAGCTTGAGCTTCTTCTGCACGTTGTTGAAGTTCACGAGCGCGTTGGTCATATTCCGCAGTAGTTTTACCAACATCAAGTCCGTATTGAGCGCCAAACTGTTTGGATTTCTCAGTCAATCCTTGAGCTTCCAGACCTAATTTTGCAGCAATTTCAGCAGAAGAAAGCGCTTGTTGCCCGCCAACTTGTCTAGCTTTTTCGGATTCAATACCTGCGGTAAGCTTTCTTTTCTGCTCCTCTTCAAAAGCTTTTTGGGCGTTTTCAAACGCGCTTGCTTGCCCTTTACTGTAAATATCGCCCACTTGCGTAGCCTGATTACGCAAACGTTCAGCTTCCATAAGTCCAAAACGAGCGCCACCAAACGCACCACCCTGCGTAGCTTTTGCAGCGTTAGCTAGACCAGCAATTTCAGATTGACGTTTAGCCTCGCGGACTGCGGGGTCAACTACCCCAGACATATAAGGATTCATGTACTGCTGCTGCGCGGTAGCGTCAAAAGTTCCAGTACCGTCAGTAATAGGTGATGCCGTGTAAATGTTGCTAGGTGTGCTAAACCCGGACGAAAACTGAGTAGATTGATAATTTTCAGCAGGTGCAGTAAATGTAGAAGGAACAGTCTGGGCGGTATAAGTATTTCCAACCGCACCACCATCTACATACCTTTCAGGCATGAGTGACATCAACCCACCACGCGCAGCTTTTTTGTCTGAAGCAAACGAATAATTAAAAGGTGTAAAGGATTTAAGGGTGTCTTGGTTATCTCCAAGTCTTTTACCCCGCGTATAAGCTAAATCACTTAAAGCCCCTGCGGTTTCTTGCCCATAAGTATCCCCAAACTTCATAGGTCTGTAATTAGGATCTTCGCGTAGGGCATTAAGCGCCGACATGTTTTGCATCATCTGCTGTACATACGGACCATAAAACTCACGTAGCCCCGACTCACCTTGCACAGGCACACTTTTACCTGTGATGTCAGGTTCATCAGCAAATGTACGGGTTATTGTTTTAGTTCCCCCAGTATCGATTAGGCTCCCAGTATTAGTTAAACCCCCAGTATCTACAACCCCTGCTTTATTCCCAGTATCTACGACCCCTGCATTACCTCCACCGGTAATATTTTCAATTGCATCTTCGTAGCTTAATTCTAGGTTAGTGTCTTTTCCTGTCAGATAATCAATAAGATCTTGATTTAATCCAATAGATTTACCATAGGCAGCTAACTCCGCAGCTTTTGAGCTTTCATCACCAGAGGCTACAAATCTTTGATCAGCAGTATTTAAAGCGAGCTGTCGTGCCAACGGGTCAGAAAATAAAAGCTGTTCCGTAGCAGATACGTTTCTATCACCAAGTTTATTAAGTAGCGCAGTTGTAGCTGCATCTAAACCTATATCTTTACGTAGCTCTTGCAAGTTATACGGAGAAAAAGCGGGAGCTTTTGCGTCATCCCCGCCAAGCGCATACTGAATAGCTTCAGGCGACAACCCTAAATTTCTACCGTAAGTTTCAAGTTGCTCTTTTGTAGCAGACCCTTTACCTAACTGCCCTCTTGCAGCAGTACGTAAATCATTTAGAAGATTTGTAAATTCAGCTTGCGCTCCTTGCTTATATTTCCCAATGCCAAGCTGTTCAGCCATATCAATTGTTTTTTGCTGTTCTGCGGCTGCGCGTACGTCCGCAGCTTTAAAATCCGGGTCAGTAGCAAATATAGAAAGAGGAGATCGTTCTTTATAAGGAGCAGTCCAATCGTATGCGGAACCAAGCTCGCCTTTAGCAATAGCATTAAAATCAATCCCTTGATCTGATTTAGTGCCAGCGTAAAGCTGTCCGGGTTTATAGTTAACACCAGCGGCTTCAAGTTTTTGACCTAGCGAACCGATATTGCTCAGATCAATACCAAACTCACTAGCATTCTTGTAAAGGTCTTGAGCTGTAAAAACGCTGCTACGTAATGGTCGGCCTTGCGCGTCATAATACGTTAGGTTTTTAACTTTATTGTTTTCATCAAGCTCCACCCCTACACCAGCGCCGCTGGATGGGTCACGATAAACAAGATCGCCTAAACGATCATACCAATCATCGTCTGAAATTCTTCTAGCAGTGGGTATTGAGGCTCTAAGTGCTTTAGTGTAATCAGAATCAGCCATAATTACCTCGGCATAAATTTGTCAGGGTTAATCTGTTTGCCCTGTTTAGGGTTGCCCGTTCGTGCAGCGCGGATACGATCCATCATTTCGTAAAGGCGTTTCGCACCAGCGTTAGAGTTACCATTACCAAGATGACTAACAACATCAGCAGGAATAACAAACTCGCCATCACTGAGCGCAGCAGGTCGCCTACCGTCAATGTTTGCCGAGACTTTATCAGCCATTCCGTCTGAGTGTCCATCGAGGTATCGTGGCGGTAGTGCACGTCCCCCCCGCGCCATATCCAGTGACCCAATGCCACCTCCTGTTGCTGCACGACGATAAGTTACCCCATCCGTTTTTCCACTACGATGTGCGGTTACAGTAGGAGAACTTTTAGGCGACCACCCCTTAGCTGCTTCTCTAGCTCTTTGGGCATCATCATATGCCATTTTTGCTATTGCGAGCATGGCTGCGTATTTGGCTGCATCGCCAGCGGTAATGTCTGTTCCTAGTATTCCTTTTTTATCGGTAGTTTTAGTAGCGTCACTGCCAATTTTATTAAGGTCTTTTGTTGTGTACCCTGCCGTAGTAATATCACCTTCCCCAACGGGTATTTTATTTGCCGCTGCTGAAGCAGTATCCGACAAAGTTGTATCAGACCCTAATAAGTTTTTTAACAAACTCCCAGTTTCTGCATCCCCCGTTTCCGATACAAACGCATCAACAATAGAGTTAAGTTCCGCAGGGGTATATAGATTTTTAAATTCTAGTAGCGTAGAAGCAGAGACTTGAACATCGTCCGGGTCACCTACAAGACTACGTGACGCTACTTGAAAAGGATTTTCAATTGCTGGGTTGTTAAAATTAACAAAAACATCATCGGGCATTTCTACAGCCCCCGGTCCGGCATCAAGCGACCCGAAATCTTCAATACTCATCATGGTCCTCCCGGCTTACGCCGCGCTGCAATTAGCGGGGCAGCAAAATTTAAAAACTTCATCAGAGCAACTTGCTGTTTAGGCTCGATCCCCGCAGCTTGCCCAGCTTGATTTAACCCATAGTTAATTGCAGCACCTTTTACTGCTTGTCCAACATCAAAAGGTCGACCTAACGCTTTTGCCGTTAAAGCCGACGTAGCTATTGATTTTCCGGGTACTTCTAAAGAACCAAGCCCTTTAAACATATCGGGGGCGACTTTATTAAGCCCCGCGCCTATTACATCTGAAGCCAACGAAGATGTAGCCCCAGTTTTAAACCCCTTAGAGAACGGCTGGTCTGCTAACTTTCCAAGCCCCCCGCTAACAACCCCAGACACTAAAGCCTTAGCCGCAGCATCAGCAGCAAACGATGGAAGCCCTGCACTAGCTAAAGTACCTGCAATACCACTCCCTGCGGTATTAATCCCAAGTTCGCCAAGCGCAGCCCCTGCTGCACCCGCAACACCAGCCGTCCCAGTAACCCCGCTAAGCAGTCCACCAACACCACCAAAAGGCATAGCAAGTAAAGACCCAACTTTTAACGCAGTAGCCACATTCGCAGCGTCAGGATGCTCGCCTTTGTAATACTTCGGATCACCGACAGGAATAAGTTTGTCACCTTTGGGGATGTAGGCTTGCGCCATGCGCTCGCGGCTTTCGCCCCCCGTTTTACCGCCCATGAACAACACAACATTGCCAGAATTAAGTTCTTCTGGCGTAAGGGAATCTAGCTCTACTTCAACAGGATTGCCTTTATCATCCTTTTTGTAAGCTTTGGTAAATGTAGATTTATGCCCTAACTGCTCACCAAACTTCTCCCGCATCAGATCGCTAGCAGTCTTTGCTCTTTCTTCCTGCCCTACTACGTTACTTAATTCTTCCCCAGTACCATAAATATCAACGTTCTTCTTACCAAAATCTTTTAACCCAGCAAACGGATTAACCAATGCTTCTCCCGCAGTCCAGCCCGTGTCAGACTTTGCACCCTTGGGTGTAGCACCGTATTGCGTAGCTCGGCCTGACAAATACTCATCAAGCGCTTTCTGCTGCTGAAAACTTTGCAGTTTAGCAAGGGCAGCTTGCTGCTCAGGAGTCAGGGTTTTAGTAGAAGTGCTCATTTAGTCGGGTAACGCAGATACGAAAGACATCGTAGCAATAACAGACGGTGTTGCAGGGCGAGTAGGCGAAGAAGCAGCAGGGATGTGCTCAATCAACACATTAGTATCGTCAGTATGCCAGTAAAGTTCTACGTAGTCACTCGCTTGCATAGGCAGAAACAAATTTAACGCTGCAATAAGATGCCCGTCTGTACCACCATGACTGTTAGGAACCGAAAACTTTGAATTGCTATTATCAAGGTTAGTGCCGTTAATCGCCGCCCAAACATCAACATCATGAATCTGAGTATCTGTATTAGCAAACTGAATACTAAATTGTAAGTTGTAAACCCCAGGATACGTAACAGTCATTCTAGACCCACTAACTAGATACACGCTGTCCACAATATCAGCAACATCAAACGTTATCGCATATGCTGCGGTTGTACTAACAGCTACTTGATCAGAATCGCTTGACCACGCACCAAACGGGTTAGTTAAAAACCGCCCCCCATCAGGCCCAAACAATGAAAGTAAGTTGTTATTGAGCCTGTTAAAGTACAAGCGCAAGACGTTATTAAACTGCTCTTGATAGCGTGAGTCGTACTGCCCCGGTGCCAGCGGCAAGTTAGGTGCAGCAGGATGTTGAATAAAACTCACTCTTTCCCCCAATACAAACACTCAAGATTTTTACGATCCGCCGCAGCTTCTGCGACTGAATTACGAACAGGAGCGTAGTATCTTTTTTTGTTTGCAGTTATTGAAGCCATCCATTTATCAGCATATACGTTAATAACTCCAATTACACCAGCTTTATTAGTCTTTGGTATCCGAATATTACGCGCTTGAATAGTTGGCAGTACCCAACGACAGTTATCTGGTTGGTAGTTACCATAAGGATTAATTCGATCTAAAGTTTGGGCACCTTCAGGTTCCCCCATATCTGCGGCAAAATTAGAATATTTTAACCATCTAGAACACACAGTAATTCCTAGACCCCCCCATCGAGGGTAATCTTTATCCGTAGGTACAGTACAACGACGGATCATAGACCGCCAAGTGTTGTAGGAAGATTTACCATACCCCCCATGTTTAGTAATACGTTCTTTTAAATAGCATCCACAAGAGGTGGTGTTTTTAGTAACTAAACTGCCTGAAGGCACTAAAACTTCTTTACCACAAGAACAAACACATCGCCAAAGCACTTTTTTGTTGTGGTCTGTGCCTGCTCTAGACAGCACTTGTAAACGCCCAAAAATTTGCCCTACGCGATTAACAAAACGCCCCATAGCAACCTCCAAAATAATGAAGGTTTTATTGTACATGCTGTTTTGTTTATTGTACATCTATCTACGTCCATCAGGACGAATATCAATACGGGGTGCGCCAAGCTGCCAAGTTGTACCAAGCCCGTCCGATGAAATCTTCATAATCATCTGCCGCCCACGGATGCGGGTGTAGACAATATTAGTAAACTGCTCAATCGTAATCGTCGATGTACGAGCAACTGCTTTAGCTGCTTCGGTGTTAAACCCAGACCCTGATCCGTTCATGCCGTACATGGTCATCGTAACTTGTGGGGTACCTGCGGTTGATCCTTGGAATGTCAGATCCGGCACCATACGCCAAATAAACCCAAACTTCTCGCCATCGTCGATGTCAAATTCAGCCGACTCGATATAAGCCTCAATAGGCAACGTCGTACCGGTTTCGTTGTCATCAATCCCTTGCTCATGGTTGACAAGGTTATAGCTGTACGTAGCCGCAACAGGGTAATCTCTTAACCCAGAATCAATCCAAGCCGTACGCGCTAACGAGCCGTAATACCAAATATCTTCGGCGTAGTTGTAAACAACATAAGAATCAACTGCCGTAGCATCAGCCGAACAGTAAAACCACCAAACTTCATTAAAACCTTCGTTAGTTCCAGCAAAAATTTGTTGGTTTTGATTAAAGTTAATGTTACTAAATACATGCCGACGAAGATCACAACGAAGTGTTTGCACTCGACCGTCGTAGCGATAGAATTTATCTACGCCCATCCAAAACACAATACCAGAAGCAATTGCCGCAGCATTTTGCCCTGCAATTGATATATTGTCCCCAAGTAACTGCGAAGACCAAACAATGGGTGCACCAACATACTGAAGCGAATAAAGCGAAGAATCAGTCCACACCACAACTTCTTGGCGAGCCTGTAAAGCAGTGACGATTTCCGAACCGTGGGACAACCGTACAGACCCTGCTTGATTTAACGAAGACGGCACCCAATCAACAACCGATTCTTGGTTTGACCACCGAATAAGCATGGGATCTAGCGTTGTGCTGCCATAGTCTGTTGTACCAAACAGCAACACAAACCGAGAAGTGTCCGATACAAGAATATAGTTTTGCAAAGTGGGAACATCAACAAGCTCAGAAATACTTTGAGTGCCCGACTGTGACCCTGATGTATTTATTAACGCCCCAGCTACCGTAGCTGAAAGATT